CTAGCGGAGCACGTCAATCCGCCGGATCTCCCGGTGAGCGGTGATCGGGTCGTACGCCTGCCCCTCGATCGACGTCGCCGCGCGCATCAACAGCTGGCAGTATCGCGCTGCCGTGATGCCGAGCTCTCGGCGGATCATCCCCTCAACCTCACCCCGGATGTCGGGATGAGCGGCTGCGAAGTCGAGCAGCTGCGCGGTTGTCGGTGTGGGCATGGGGATAGTCTGCGCCTGCCCTCCGACACGACGAGTACGCTCCCGCCCATGGAGGACTACCTCGCCGAGCCGCGCTGCCCCGAGTGCGGAACAGTGATGCACCGTGGATGGTCCGAGTACGTGTGTCGCGGGTGCGGCCACGTGGACCCGTCGCCGTGGGCTGACAGGCCGGCCGGCGCGGACCAGCTACCCGGCATCCGCGGCGGTTGATGTCCGCGGCCGGATCTACGCTCCCCGCATGTCCCGCTCAGGCCTCGACCCCGACACCGCTCTCGACGTGCTGCTCTCCGCAATCTGCGGCCGGCACCGATACGCCACGGATGCTACGGCTGTCGTCGACGAGCTGCACCGTGTCGCCGGCGCCCGTACCGACATCCTCGCCCGCGTCGCCGGATCGTGGGTCGGTTTCTACGGTGACGACCACACCCGCACGCTCTGCAAGGCACTCCTCGAGATCCCTGGCGCGCTCGACTGGGTCGGCGACGGTCGCGCGCGACGCGACGCCGGCTCGCACGGTGCGCCGATGGTGCGACCGTAGGCTGGTGAGCATGCTGACCGGCCTCATCCGACCCGTGGAGACCCGCACCATCACCGTCGAAGGCGACTCCCTCGCCGACGTCCACGCCAAACTCACCGCGCAGGTCCCCGCTGGGTGGGAGCTCACCGCCGCACCCGTCTCTATGGTGAAGGGCTCCACGCTCATCAAGGCCACCGGGACGATGGAGCGCCGCGACGGTGTCCGGGAGATCGAAGCCGACACCATGGGCCAGGTCGAAGCTCTCGTGCCCGATGGGTGGCGACTGCTCAGCGTGCGAGCGTACTGAACACCTGGTAGCTTCCTCACCCACCCTGGTGGGGGAAGGAGGGAAGAAGCCCATGAATACGATTCGTCTTAATGCAGCTCGTCGACGCTGGCAGATAATCTGCGATGCACCCGACGACGCATATACGGCTCGTCAGAGCATGGACGCGTTGATCGAACTCGACCGTGCGGAACGTCTGTACTGATGAAAAGCAGAACAGCCCCCGGCCGACCCGTGAGGGCCAGCCGGGGGCTGTTCTATGGATGGAGCAGCGGTGACACTCGTGACATGCCCGTAACCGGCGGTTCGCTACGCTTTGCGAGGACCCCACTCCCCCCAAGGTCTGAGACGAGGAACCTCTATGACGTCTGGGCTAGCCACATACCCGCGGGTCGGACACCGCAAGACATCTTCCAAGTCCCCGACATTCCGGCGCGACATTCAGGGTCTCCGCGCGATCGCGGTGCTGGTCGTATTTCTCGACCATATGCTCGGATGGCCGTCTGGCGGCTTCGTTGGCGTTGACATGTTCTTTGTGATCTCTGGCTTCGTGATCACGGGAACACTGCTCAGGGAGTACACGCGGAGCGGGCACATATCGGCAGGGGGCTTCTACGCGAGGCGCGTGAAGCGCATCATGCCGGCGGCCACTCTGGTGCTCGCCGTCACCGTCATTGTCGCTTTCCTCGTCTTCACCGCGCAGCGCGCAGCATCGGTGCTTTGGGACTCGGTCGCGGCGTTCTTCTTCGTGTCCAACTGGCGGTTCGCTGCGGTCGGGACGGACTACTTCCAGCAAGGTGGCGCTGTCTCTCCCCTGCAGCACTACTGGTCTCTCTCCGTCGAGGAACAGTTCTACTTCGTATGGCCCTGGCTCCTGCTCGGACTCCTAGTGATTTTCGCTCGCGGCGCCCGCCAAACAGACCGCGTAACGCGCATCGTGGCGGGCACAACAATCACAGCAGTGTCAGCAGCATCGTTCTATTGGGCCATTCTCCAATCCGTCTCTTCTCCGACCGCGGCCTACTTCTCGACGCTGACACGAGGATGGGAGCTTGGCCTCGGTGCGCTCCTGGCGATCATCGCCCCGCTATTCATGCGGATCCATGGCGCAGTCAGAACCGTCTTCGCTTACGTAGGCATCGCCGGGATGGTCGCGTCTTGCTTCGTGATCACTCCGACCACCGTGTGGCCAGCGCCATGGGCACTCCTGCCGACGTTGTCGACTGCCCTGGTCATCGCATCAGGAATCGGCACCGAAGCGCGCTTCATCTGGCCGATCACCAACCCGATCGCGGTCTACGTCGGAGACATCTCCTACAGCCTCTACCTCTGGCACTTCCCGGTAATCGTCTTCGGGAAAGCGCTGTTCCCAGATGCTGGAATAGTCGTCAACTTCGGCATCGCGATCGCGGGCTTCGGCCTTGCGGCGGCTGCGTACCACGCCATCGAGAAGCCGATCTGGAAATCGCCGCTATGGAGCGACAACGGCGGCAGACGCGCTTGGCGCGATTGGCGTCACGAGTTTGCTCCCCAAGCGCGCAGCGGAGCGCTCATTGGTCTCGGCATAGCGACGTTCACTCTCGTCGCACTCGCACTCGCACCAACTCTCGCCCCTGCCCGCCCCGCCCCATACATCGCCGCGACCGACAGTTTCGGTCCTTCACCGTCTGCCACACAACTGAATGCAAGACAGTCCGTCGAGCGTGAGGTGGCCGAAGCGACCGCGTTGACATCCTGGCCAAAGCTGACTCCATCGATCGAACAAATCGGCCCCGGATCAAAGGTCGCACCGTGGGTATCAGACGGATGCCTGACCTTTGAGAGAAACACATCCGACGATCCCGCCACGAAAGCCGCACAGTGCGTTTACGGAGATCCAAACGCACCAAAGAAGATCGTGCTCTGGGGAGACTCAGTCGGGATCTCGTGGACCCCGGCGCTGCAGACGGCTGTCGCCTCCGGAGGCTGGTCGATCCATCTCCTGACAGCGCGCGAGTGCCCCGTCAGCGACGTGGAAGTGACCGGTGCGGGCGGCGCGCCCTACCCCGAGTGCGACACGTATCGCGAGTTCGCCATCAACACCATCCGTGACCTCGCACCCGACTTGCTCATCACCGCGCAGGCATCAACCACGATCGAACGACTCGCCTCAGGAGGAGACGCGACCAGTATCCGAGACGGGTACATCACTTCGCTTCAGAAGGTCAGTGACAGCGTTGGGAGCGTCGTCGCCCTCGGAGCGCCACCACCTACTCAAGCGATTGAGAATTGCTACACCAGCGCTGGTCGCCCATCCGACTGCATGGGCGGGATTGAGCAACGTCACGCCGCGGTCTCCCAGGCTCTCGCGAGCCTCGGCCAGAGCTTCGGAGAAAAGGTGAAGTACGTGAACACCGATGACCTCTTCTGCTCCGGAGAGCAATGCCCCGTTGAGGCCGCCGGCATCATCATGCGGGCTGACACAGCCCACCTCACCCAGGAGTACTCAGAGCACCTCGGTCCTGCCATCGGAGAGATCATCGGCATCGCAAGCCCGAACACCTGATCGAACGCGAAAGAGCCCCCGGACCGACGCGAACGCCGACCCGGGGGCTCTGATCATGCGGCTCCGGCGTACCGGGCCACTTCGTACCACTGCGACGAGATGAAAGCGAACACGAGCACCGTTCCCAGAGGAGCTGCGTAACTCGAACCACCAGCCATGCGCAGCGTGTTCGTGCCAGATGCGGAGTGCACGAACGTCGTGTTCGCGTCCCGAACAACCACCTTCACTTCGCGCATCTCGCTCGCGTTCGCGTTCGCGTCGACCATCGTCGCCACCGACGTCGCAGTGGTGTTCGCGGTGACGAACCTATCTCCGAACGCGACGCTCGGGTTCGGTGAGTTCGGCAGCAGACGCCCATCGATGCGCACACCAGACGCTGGCTCACTGATGAAGATGTCGTCGTTCGACAGACTCGCAAACAACGCCCAGAGAGTCGCTGCGAGCCTGACTGCCCGGCTGGACGCCGCGGGAGCGATGATGCGAAGGTTCGCGTGATTCGACTCGAGGTTCGTGTTGTTGCCGTGCAGGGTGTTGGGGCCGATCCAGTACAGGTTGCAGGTGCCCTCGACGTAGAGACCCGACTGAGCGCAGGACGTGACCGAGTTTCCTTCGATGCGGAGAGCGACAGCGTAGGTCGCGTGGATTCCAACGCCCCCGCACATCGTCACCATGTTGCTGGCGATGACGATGTCAGAGTGCAGATGTCCGACGTCCGTCCACGTCACGTTCCCATCGGTGATGGTGTCGCCAGTGCTGGTTTCACCCCATCCCGTGGGAACACCGGATGCGGTGGTGAACGGTGACACGGTGGCGGTGAGCTTGTAGATGCGGCCGCCGGCTGTCGCACGCGTGCCGATCGTCGTCGTGCCGTAGCCGAACCCTGCGCGACGGTACTGCCAGGGTGGTGTCGCCTGTTCACTGATGGGGTTGCCCATGTACACGTAGATCCCGTTGACGGTGCAGCGTGAGACCGTGTTTCCCGTGATCGTGATCGAGTGGCAGTGGTAGTGGGACTGTCCACCGTCACCGTTCACCACGATGCCGTGCCGGCAATCGGTGACCACGTTTCCGATGACGATTGCGTCCTCGGTGGAACCGATCTCGATGCCGTAACCGGGTGAGTCGTGCACGATGTTGTTCGACACGATGGCACGACCGAAGACGGTATCCAGGCTCATCGCATGCGCCGAGGTGCCTACAGCGCCCGTGCTGTCGATCGTGTTTCCGACCATCGATACGCCGTAGGAGTGCCGCCCGTTGGTGATCCCGGGACAGTCGGCTCGGCGTTGGCCGTGCTTCTCCACGAGGCACCCGCGGACACTCGCGACGTCGACCCCACCCTGGATGAGAATGCCGTGCCCACCCGTGTTGGTGGTGCGACAGTTCCTCACGGTGACGTTCTTGGTGACGTTCAAGCGGTTCACGTCGCCGATGAGACCGATGCCCATGTAGTCGAATCCGTCGACCCAGACATCCTCGATCAAGATGTTGCTGTAGCCGCCGCCCGGGACACCCCAGACACCGCAGTTCTGGTCGGCCTGGTAGAGGTCACGGTGACCCACGAGCTTGACCTTGCTCAGTGTGAAGCCGTCCACGCCTGCGCCGATCTGCACCAGCCCGGGCGTACCTGTGATGTTGCGCGTGAGGTGGATGGTGGTCAGGGCACCCCGACCGTGCAGATGCACGCCGGATTTCGCGATCAGCGACGACATGTCCATCTGGAAGTCGCCGCTACCGAGATCGATCTCGCCGCCGCCGGCCGCACTGACCATCGCGATGAGTCCGTTTAGCGCCCCTCGGAAGAGAGACGAGCCAGGCAGGACGCCGTGCTTCTGCGCCTGATAGACCTTCGCGTCCTGCGGAACGAATGTGGCGCCTAGTACACCCGAGGACGCAGATTCCGGGTCTGCGAGGACGGTCGCGAACGCACCATCGGTCGTGTCGATGCCCGCGTTGATCGAAGCCGACGCGGCGAGGACAGATGCGACCTCATCGGCGGCCATCGTCGACCAGCCCAACGCAGCCCACGAGGACACACCGTCGCCGACCTTCAGCCGCTTCACGGTCGTGTCGAACCCGAACTCACCCGCAGCGAGGATCGGGTTCGCAGCAGCCCAGTTCGCGGACGTGTCCTTCCGGGCGGTGATCTGCGCGACGGTCATCAGTCCCCCTTCAGATCACGACGCAGCAGACCGCTGGTGTCGCGCGGGACGTTCGGCGTCGTCACGATCAAGCCGAACCCGCCCGACAGCAGCGACACGACACCGTTGACGAACCCGACCGCACGCGTCGGGATGTCGGTGCCGAACGCGAGCTCGGGGAAGAACGCGAAGAGCAGCGCTCCGACACCGGCGAGGAGGCTGATGAGGTACAGGGCGACACCGATGCGTCGGCGCGTGTTCGGGTTCGAGACGACGACGTTCGGGGTGATCTCGGTCGGGGTGGTCATGGCTGCTCCTTCTTGCGGATGGGATCTGTGGTGTCGTCGATGTCGGGCCACGGGCCCGGATCGGTGCCCGCTTCGATCGCGAGGCGACGCATCTTCGCGACCTGCTCCTGCCACTGGCGTCGGGCGCGTGCTTCGGCGTCCGCGCGTGCCTCGTGGAGGTCGGCTTCCTTCTGCGCTTCACGCATCTGCGCGAGCGCGTAGTCACGCTGCGCAACGATGTCGTCACGGCGCTTCTGTTCCTTGCCGGATACGCCCTTGCGGGCGAGGGTGATCACGCCGACGATCTCCCGGATCGTCGCGCCGATCCCGCCGGCGAACAGCACCCCGACGAGCGTCGCGATCCAGTTCATGTCAGCCATGCGCGCTCCTATCGGTGACGGTTGACGAAGTTCGTCGTTCGCCTCCGGAGCGCATCGGCCACCCGGTGTCGGAAGTCGTGAGCATCAGGGTCGGTTGCGAAGATCTGCAACTCCGCCCACCGGCGTGCCATCGTGCACATCGCGACGAGCACGAGAGCTGCGGCGACGGCGGCAGTGACCGAGGAGAACGCGTACCGTCCGAGCACGACGAAGTAGATGAAGATGCCGAAGAACGCTGCCACCGTCGCCGGCACCTCAACGAACCAGTACCGGCTCAGACGCCCCACGAACCCGACGCCGCCCCCGGCGAGCAGCAGAGACGCCCACAGGCCGATGAGCCACTCGAACCCCTGCAGCTCGTCAACGATCGTCGCCGGCGTGCTCACGAGGGCGTACACGCCTCCCGCCAGCACCGCTGCGTACACGGTGAGGTCGATGATGCGGATGGCCGCTTCGATGCGTCGCCGGCGAGCGGTTTCCACGGGATGCCGGTCCATCACGAGATCTTCGACAGGACGCCGCTGATCAGCAGATCCATCTCCGCGACCGACATGCCACCAGCCTTCGACACGTCACCACCGGCGATCTGCCACCGCATCCACCGGTTCAGGAGGTCAGCGGTCTGCCCGTTCAGGGCAACGCGGCCTCGAGGGCCGATCGCGACCTGCTGCTTCTGCCCGGGCGCGTCGAGGTTGTAGATGATGCTGATGTTCGGCATGGGGAGGACTCCTGTCGGCTCCGGTTCGGGCTGTATCTGCGGCGTGAAGGGGCGGGATGTGTCCGCCGACGTCCCCGCCAGGACGGAGCGGATGATGATGGCCGGGTCGGTGAACGCGTCGAGCGTCCGATAGCCGGGCACGAACGAGTACGCCGCAGTCGGGTTCGTCGTGACCACCAGGTGCAGGTGACGACCCGTCCACGCGCTCCCGGGGAAGTCGGGCGAGATCGCGGGGAGCGTCTTGGGGCCGTTCGCTGCCCGCCCCACGCGCTCACCCTGCGCGAGCTCGGACCCCACCGTGGGGAGGTGGTCGTTGGCGATGTGGCAGTAGAAGTAGTAGTTGCCGTCCGTGCCGAGCACCACGACAACCCACGCCATCGTGCCCGTGAGGACGAGCGCGGCCACCCGCCCCGGCCACAGGGTGGGGATGTCCTCCCCGTTCCCGGCGAGGATGTCCATGCCGATGTGCCGGCCGGGCACGATCGTGTACGCGTCTCCCTGGGCTCCGAACGGCAGCGACCAGTACCGTTCGGCGTAGAAGTCGAGGACGTTCTGCGGTGCGCTCATCAGTCACCTCACATCGGGATCGGCATGTTGAACTTCACGGTCCCGCCCGTGCGGCCCGACGGGGGCACCAGCGCCGAGACGACACCCGCCGGCGTCACCGACAGGGGGACGATCTGCGACGGTGAGGGGCCCATCGTCGCCTGCACGACGCACTCGAACTCCGGCCGTGAGCCCACGGGCAGCGTCATCAGCACGTCGGAGTGGCTGAGCGTCCCCGTGGACTTCGAGAAGTCGATCGCGCCGAGCAGGAACCCCGCCCGCTTGAACAGGGTGTTCGAGCCGAGCGTGAACCCCGCACCCGCGGTCGGGGCGACGGATGTGCCCACCGCCGTCGGCAGTGACCCCACAGCGACACCCTGCGGTGCGGAGTCCGTCACCAGGTACAGGCGGCCCGTGTCCGTCTCCGAGATCAGCCAGCCGGTCTCCACGTCCCCCGGCGCCAGACTCGTCCGCTCAGCGGCCGTCAGCTTCAGCAGACCACCGATCTTCTGCGCGTAGTCGACGATCGCCTGAAAGTCCCCCGCGGGTCCCGGGTTCGTCGCATCATCGTTCAGGGTCGGCTTGCCGGTGTCGTCGAGCGTGTACCCCATCGGGCTACCTCCAGGTGATCTTGACCGCGCCGGACATCCCGTCAGCGGTCAGCGAAGCGAACTTGTTGAACCCGCCATGCACCAGGCCGAAGCCGAGGGCCGATCCGCCGGCCTTCAGCGCAGCGAACATCGCCGCAGCGAACGGCGGCGTCTGCCACCCGTCACCGTCGGGATGCCACCCGCCGAGGCCGGTGAACGAGGGGATGCCGGACTTCCCCGACAGGCCGTGCAATGCCCAGTACGGTGCGTCGCCGTACCGCTGGGTGCGGTTGATGTAGATCTGCAGGCTGTCGTAGGTCGCGGCCGCGGGGATCGTGTCGCGGATCGGCGTACCGAAGAACCACGCGCCGACGTTGTTGTCCGCGGCCCACACTTCCGCCTGCCACCAGTCAGCCCGGTAGTCGTGCGTGGTGCCCGCGTCGATCGCGCGGAAGATCGCCGACTGCACACCGCCACCGCCACCGCCCGGGTTCGGCGGCACATCAGGCTCATCCGGCGAGGTTGACAGCTTCGTGCACCACGGTCCCGGCCATGAGAGCCCGACCGTGTCCCCCGAGGACAACGCAGCACCGTCCACGAACGGCATTGCCATGAAGTCGCCGTAGTCGGTGGTCACGTTGACGAGATCGCCCGTGACCGTCGCGACAGTACCGAACCCTGGCCGTGGACCAGCGACCGCAGTGAGGATCAGGTTCGTGTCCACACCGTTCTTGATCGAGTCGACCCAGACGGCGTCACCGATCGACGGGGTGACACCAGCCCACCGGACAGGGAACCGTTGGCCGCCCATGTCGACGGTGGCGAAATCCCGGTCCCCGCCGACGAACACCCCGATCCTGCGGTTGAAGCTCGTCAGCTTCGCGAGCTGCTCAAGGATCGCATCGATGTCATCCGGCATCGGGCACCTCCACCGTCGTCGTCGTCACCCCGCCCGCATGTCGGATCGCGGCTACCCGGACCGCGCCGTCCTCGAACGTGCGGACGTCGCCGAGCTCGACGAGAGGGTTGAATCGTTCCTCGATCTCCCTGGTCACGCCCCGCAGGCGGGACACGCGGTCCAGGAGGGTGCGGGCGGCGGCGTTCACCGCGGACTGCGTGTCGAGGAAACCACCCGACTGCCGGTACAGGGACCGCCCGTACGGTGACGGTGTGCCGTCCGTGTTCGCGACTCGTAGGAACCCGTCCGTGACCTCCGCGTACCCGTACAGGGGCGTGTTGTCGGCGGCTTTCCCCTCGACGACGACCCGGTTGTACGTCTTCGACGAGTCCATGCTCACCGGGGCGGACACGACCGCACCGATCTGATCCACCGGTGCTGGCCACGCTTTCGGACGCGCCGTCAGCAGCCCGGACGCGTCGACCTGCGGCCACGCCTCGAGCAGATCGAACAGCTTGGAGAGCACATCGGATGAGTCACCCTCGTGCACCGTCCCGGCCGGGAGGGTCTGATCGGGAAGGTTACGGATCACCGGCATCCCCGACACCGACTGGATCTCCTGCCACACCGACGATGAGCCGGCGGCCGTCGGGAACGGGAACCCATCCCGCGTGACCCGCAGCAGCGGATCCTTCAGGTTCAGGCCGAACGTCTCCCCGACCGTCACCATGCGTCCGTCGAACGGGAGCGTCCGGCCCTGCGCGTCGGTGACCGCTTCGATCACGAACCGGCCCACCGGGACACGCTCCGAGAACACGCCGGCACCGAGGATCACATCGATCTGCAGTTCCGCGCCGAACGGGCTGAACACGTCGCCGAGGCGTTGCGGGATCATCGACCGGCCGTGATCGTCGGCCCACACGATCTGCACCTTGCCGGCCCCGGCGACGAACTGCCCCGCATCCCACGACAGGTCAGGCCGCTCGATCATGAGGCCCGGGATACGCCGATCCTGGTTGTACATCAGATCCGCGACCCACGTGACCTGCGGGACACCATCCTGAACAAGCTGCCGGACCGTCGACGACACTGAACGCATCAGGACCCCCCAGCAGCTCCCGCGTACTCCCACGCCGTCGACCACTCCGAATACCGCGGCAACGCCGCACCGATCGCCGTGTACGTCCCGAACACAGCAGCCAGATCCGAATACCGCAGCGACGGCTTCACCAACGCCGGCGCGGGCGGGGCAACCTCGAGCCCCGTTGCCTGGAACCGGGACCATTCGCCGCCTGCACGATGGTTCACGTCGACCTGCGTCAGAGACGAAACGAGCATGAACGCACGCCGTGGGAGGAACCCTTGATGCGCGCGGATCAGCCACACCGGCACCTGCGGTTGCGTCTGAGTGCCCAGCGTCGCGAGGACACGGGCCGCGTCCGCATCGGATGAGACACCGAAGTCGAGTGCAACATCGGATGCGCTCTGCCGCGGACCAGCACCGATCAGCGTCGGTTGAATCTGCCCTTCCGTGCGGACAGCATCACCATCGGCGGTGAACGTCATCGACGGCCACGATCCAGCCATGTTGAACACCGTCGCGTTCAGAGACGGGTCGAGAGGCTGCTGCAGGACCACACCGTTCGGGTCGCCCACCCATGGGAGAGTCACCGTTCCGAGCGACACCCGGCCCACGCTGACACCGTCCGCGAAGCACTCCAGTTCGTACGTGGTCGGGACATCGAACCCGGTCTCGAGGTCGAGGAACCCGCCCGCGCCGGTGAAGAACCGGCTGATCGCGCCTCGCACCCGGTCTGTGCGGCCTTGTGAGCGCCACCACAGCGTCACCGCGTCCGTACCGTCCGGAAGGTCGATCGGGGTGGTGGAAGCGTCCCCACCGCTCACGAGTGGCCCTGTGGAGCCCGCGGAGCCGCCGGACAGGGAACCCGGCCCGGTCGACCCCGCAGACCCACCGTCGTAGATCACGAGCGGCTCAAGGGTGATCTCCACACGCGGGACCGGGAAGAAATCCGTCCGGGGAGTGAGTGTCACGATCACGCGGTCACCCTCCCCCCGGACGCCTTCACAGCACCCCGGTACTGCGCATCAGTCACCGCACCCGCAGCCTCAGTACGCATACGCCCGATCAACTGACCATCGGCATCCACGATCACTACGGTCGAAGGTGCTGTCACCGACACGCCCTGTGCAGCGATCGGCAGAACCGACCCCAGAGCTCCCGATACTCGCGTCGCATCGATCGTCGAGGACGAGAAGCCAGATGTGAACTGCGACAGGAGAGCGGTGCCCGACTTCTCGACCTTCCCCCACCCCGAGCCAGCGAACACACCGCGCTTCGCCGGTGAATGGGGGAAGAACCCAGCCACCCAGGAGAGCACCCCGTTGACCGCATCGCCGGCCGGGCCGAGCATGTCGTTGATGCCATCGATGAAGCCTTGGATCATCGCACGCCCCGACGACACGAGCCGGTCCCCGGCACCCGACAGCGCCGCAGCCGCACGGTCCGGCAGCGATTGCACGAACCCGACGACTTCGCCGATGCGAGCACCGATCTGAGCAGACAGAACCTGCCCCTGCGCCACCATGCTGCCGATCGACGCACCCCACTGAGCTCCGAGCAGTTCGGCACCCCGCATCACATCACCGATCGGACCCGTGAGGCCCGCCATCTGCGCCGAGATCTCGTCGATGCTCTTGTTCCCCGTGATGAGGTCGAAGAACGCACCCACGGCCGCCGTGGCGCCGGTGGTGTTCTGCACCAGTCCCAGGATCAGCGGTACAAGGATCTGCGCGAGCTGAATGATCGCGGGCAGCGAGTCCGCCACCGACGTGAACAGTCCCGGAAGCTGCGGAAGGATATCCTTCGCCATCTGCAGGAACGCTGGCAGCGCATCCTTGAACGCGGTCGCCAGGGCCGGCCCCTGCTTCTCCGCGAGATCAGCGATCACCGGCAGCAGATCATCACCGACGATCGTCGCCAGCGATTGGGCCACTGGCAGGAACGCTGTCCCGATCTTCGCCTGAATGTCATCCCACGTCGCCGCGTTGATGCGGTTCTTGTTCGCGAGTTGATCTGAGGTGTTCGCGAAGTCGTCCGACACCTTTTGCGTCTGCTTCAGCAGCAGCCCGTAGCGGGCCTGCTGCTTCTGCGCCTCGGTGAGCTGCACGTTCGAGCCGGCCATCGCAGCCTCGAGAGCGAGCTGGGCGCGCGTCTGCGCGTCCGCCGCCTTCTGCGCCTCCGTCGACGACTCACCGTAGTTCGCCACGGTGTCCGTGTAGTCCTGCGTCGCCCGGTTCAGCGCGTTCTGAGCGAGCTCGACCTTGCGAGTATCCACGGACGTCTGCACGAGACCTGACGACATCGCGTAGGCGGTGACTGCGGCATCCGACAGGTCGATACCGAACTTGCGGAGCGGCTCTGCCTCACCCGCGAGCCCCGACTGGAAGACGCTGAGCGCATCCGAAACCTGCAGGTTGAACACGGAAGCGAAATCAGACGCGCGACCGATGAGCTCGTTGAGCGTGTACGCCGCGTTGCCTCCAGGCCCCGCGATGGTCTGAACGAACGCCGAGAACTGTGTCGCGTAGGAGTTCAGCTCCCTCTTGCTGAGGCCGAACGTCTTCGCGCTGTTGTCGCCGAGCTTCAGCACCGCCGACGATGCGTCGCCGTAGGCGACCTGAACGGCGTTGATGGATTCGTTCAGGTCAGACGCGATCTCGATCGAACCGACCACGAGATCGCGTGCACCGCTAACAGCGGATTCGATGATCTGCCCGAGCCCGATCGCGGCGATCACGCCGACGACACCAGCCTTCAGGCCCGAGAGTCCTCCGAGGAAGCCGGACTTGAATCCTTCGCCGCCTCGACGCCCCGCCTGTGCAAGCTGATCGCCTGCACTATCGGCCGCATCCGCGAGGCGCTTCTGCGCGGCGCGCAGGTCCTCGGTCGAGGCCTGTGTCGTGTCCTGCGCTACGCCGAGCTTGCGCGCGGCAGCTTCGAGCCGTTCCTGAGCTCGCACGACCTGAGAGGAATCAGCCGCGTACTTCGCTCGGGCCTCCGCGAGCTGCGCCTCGGCGACACGCACGTTGCCCGCGAGGTCCTGCTCCTTCAGACGTGCCGCCGAGAGCGTCCGGGTGGCCTTCGTGACGCTGGCCTGAAGGTCACGCACTGCCTTATCGGAGAACCCGGTCGACTGCTGGTCGAACGCGGCCTTGAAGCCCGCGCCGACCTGCTTCCCAGAATCCTGCCCGGTCCGAGCGAACGCGCGCTTGAAGCCGGCGCTGCCGGTCTGGGCCGCGGCGTCCATCTCCTTGTTCGTCGCCGACCGGAACCCGACGAACGTGGGGACGATCGCGACCGTTCCCTGACCAACCTGAGGACCATCACCGGCCATCCGGATCCTCCGCTCAGTCAGGGAACGCGGACACCGCATTCAGTCGCAGCTCGAGGTCCGCCCGCATCTGCGGAGTCAGATCCTCGTTGTTGTCGTGACGACGCCAGGGCAGCGGGAGTTCGATCGGCTCCGGAACTGCCTTCGTGTTGCGGTAGCGGTTGAGCGTGGCTTCCGCTTGCAGGACGGTCGCGATTTCTGCGTGCGTCGCCGCACGCACGAATCCGGACATCTCGGCGACCAGGTGAGACCCTGTTTCTCGTCCGAGCTCCTCGATCCATGTGCGCGCCTCACCGTAGGTGAAGTCCACGCCGAGACGGGACAACCTGACGCCGAGGTAGCGCTTGAAGTCCCATGTGAGTGCTGAGCGGTGCTCCTCTACGAAACGGAGGAGCTCAGGGATTCCCCCAGCGGAAGTTGCGCCGCCTTCGCGAACTCGGTGAAGAAGGTGCGCATGAAGCGTGCTCGTTCCAGCCCGCCGAGACCCTTGTACGCTTCCTGAACATCGGCGCCGAGCCACTCCGCGACAGCCGCGAACTGCTCCTCCTCGGTCTTCTCCTCGCCGCCGGTTGCGACCTCCATGACCTCAGCGGGCATGTCGAGATCGATGACGAACTTCACGCCCTTCTTGGACGTGTACCGGAACACGTCATCGATGACGTCGTACTTGCCCTTCTCGGGCATCGGCTTCTCAGCCATGTGGGTGTCCTTCCGTGGGTGGTGTGGGTGAAGTGAAAGAGGCGGGTGGCGGCGTCACCCACGATCGCCGCCACCCGCCAGTCGTTACGCGACCGTCACCGACGGCGAGGTTCCGCCCGTCAGGCCCGAGCCGTTCGCGGCGAACTGCACCGCGGACGGGAACGTCAGCGCGATCGGCGAGGTACCCGAAGCCGTCACTCCGCTGATACCCGTGACGCCCGCGAGGGCGTTGATCGCAGCAGCGACCGCCGCGGCGTTGGCGTTGTACGCGATGGGAGCGGTCCACGCGCCGTTGACGGAGAGCGCGAACGATCCCCCGGTCGGCGAACCGTTGAGAGTGACGTTCCATCCGGTCTTCGCGCCGGAGGCGGGAGACATGATGACCCACTCGCGGAAGTGCCCCCCGATGCCGATGTCGCGGTTGATCTTGAACGAGAGGGCGTTGCCCATGACCCCGCCGCGCTCGCTGCGATCCTCGGTCGAGGATGCGAGCTGCACGTTGGGTGCCTGGCGGCGGCGCACGGCACCGTTCTTGAAGATCTCCTCGGAGTACACGACCCAGCGGGTCGCGTGGCCGCCTCCATCGATGACGGTCATGTTGTTGGCGTCGGGAGTCATGCCGGAGATGATCGCCCGCACCGCCGCTCGGAGCGCCTCAGCGGCGGTGATGCCCAGGGTGACGTCCGCGAGTCCACTCGGGATCGAGTAGCCCTCCTGCCAGAACTCGATCGGGTCGCCCGAAGCGGCCCACGCGAACTGAGGGCCCCCATCGGTCTTCAGCAGACCGATCGGGGTGAACAGTCCCATCAGGGACGTGATGTCGCCCTGGTTGCCCTGCGAGGGCGTCAGGAGCGGAGTGCCGAACGGAGCGAACGCGATGCGGCCAGAGACCGGGACGCCGACCGCTTCGATGTCGTTCCCAGAGCTGTCGACAGTCATGGGTTGTCCTTTCAATGAAGAACGCCCCGGTCGGGGCGCAGTGTTGGGTGGTCGGGCGAAGGCCCTGTGGGTGGCTCAGTGAGCGCGCGCGACGACGCGGAGGGTCGCAGTGATGTACACGCGTGCACGGTCTTGGTTCTCCGCGACCATCACAGGCCCGAACCGGCTGGTCACGGCCGCGACCGGATTCGAAGGGTCAGCCGACGGCAGTTCGTCGATCAGCGCGCGGACGATCGCGGCGAGATCCTTCGCTTCCTTCGGGCTCTTCTTCGTCCCGGCAAGAACGGTGAACCCGACTGAAGCCTCGCCTGTGTGAAGCTCGAGATCCGTCGTCCCGTCGTCGCGGACGATGAGGGCGCGCGCTGGCCAGGATGATGACTCACCGGACGGTTCGACCCTGTCCACCTTCACGTCCGAGCACACCGGCTCGAGTCGGCTGGACAGCAGCTCGCGGAAACGGCGAATGAGGTAGAGCTCGAGGTCATCGTGGATGAGGATCGGGTCAGGCACGGCGGCGCCCCTTCGCGTTCTTGCGGAGCGCGCGCGCAAGGTTCCCCGTCTTCGATTCGATGATCATCGACTTTGGGTCAGAGGCGACGACCAGGCCGACGTACCGCTTTTGGAACTTCCCCGCGGTGCTGATGCCGTTCTTGTACTCCCCGCTGTCCTCGGGTGCCGTCTCCCGCGCGGTGGCAGCGATCTCTGCTGTGGACGCATCGACGAGGTCGATCACACCCTGGGAGCGTCCGAGCTGGTCGAAGAAGCTCTCGTTGAAATCAATGGGCATCGCGGACCTCCGACCTAGTCGGGCGCCCGCCGCCGACGCTACGGGTGCGCGTTGTGCTCGTTGACCATCGTGGGGATGAGGAAGAGATCGACGATCCACCAAACGACGACGGCGAGGAGCATGAAGATGCCGACCCCGATGACGGTTAGCGCCCAACCGCCCCACCAGAGTAGAAGCATGGCCACTGCGCTTCCGGGTCGGCCGAGGTAGAAGCGATGTGCGGCGAAGCCGCCGAGAAGAATGAGCAGCAGGTACCCGATGCCCGCATCCTTCATCGGGCGCGTGTGGATGATGATCGGTGCGGCGGCTGGGGCGAGTGGCCCCCACGCTGTGCCGTCCCACCACTGCATGACACCGTTCCTGTTCGGGTACCAGCCCGGAGGCGTCGCGCTCGGTCGATCGATCGTCATGACCGTGATCGTAGCGTCAGCCGACGTAACGCGTCAGCGGGATCTCCCGCGGCGGCGTGAACGCCGTGAACGGGTTGGTGTCCGCGGCCGGCGGGATGCCATCGATCTGGTACGTCGCCCCGACGAACACCGTCCCCGCAGGGATCACCGTCGCCGTCTCGGGCAGGGGTGGGGTGAAGGTGCCGTCGAAGATCCGGTCACTCTTCTGCACATCCAGGGCACCGTCGCAGAACAGCGACTTCGCTTCGGATGCTTGATCACGCGTCGCCGTCGCCAACAGGGCGGTCGATGTCTGCGCGATGAACGACTTCGGGAGCGCGCGCAGGATGGGGTGCTCCCAGTCCTCCGGCTTGTACGTCTCGCTGTACTCGTCCCACACCGGACCGCCCCGCAGTCGCCACACGGTACGCCCGTGGGGGAAACGCATCCGGTGCATCAGCAGCCCCGGTCCGGCCACAGGCGACTGATGGGCCGCTCCAACGGGAACGACCCCACCGGAAGTCCAGACGCTACCGTAGACGCGCACAGCGACCGCAGAGCACGCGTACGCGACCCATCGAACGCGGACACCACATCGGCGTAATCGACACCGGCGGAGCCGATGCGTTCAGACTTCACCATCCGTGAACCGCGATCCTCGACGTCCGCGTAGATCCGTTTCAGGATCGACACAGCCGTCTTCCGCTCCTCCGACGTTTCGTCGAGAGTAAAGATGCAGGGGGCGATGGAACGAGCCTCCGCCAGCACCTCACGGGCGAGATCCTCGTCCGCGCCGATGACATCCGGTGTGATAGCCAACCCCACCGCCCCCTCTCGTCAGGCCGACGCCGAAGCGTCTTCCACGTCGTTCTTCTCCGGCTCCGCCGGGTTGAGACGGTCGAACCGCTCGAGGTCGTCCTTGTGGACGTCGACCTCGTCGCCGAGGAACCCGAACACGCCCTCACGGCCATCGGCCGCCCGGTAGGTCACGATGCCCGCCCGGATCGTCCGCTTGGCCATCAGCCGGCCAGACCCGTCACCTTGAACACCGAGTACGGGTTCGTGACGTACTGGACGAAGCGCGCGTCGGTCTGCACCCACGTGCGCTGGTGCTCCGGCTCACGCCACGTCTCGGTCGACAGCGGCTTCTCGAACCGCTGCTCACCGGGCTGACCCGCCTCGAGGGCGTACGCCGTGCCGGCCGCGACACGGTTCGACGCCTGGAAGGCGAGACCATACGACGCGGCGACAGCCTCGAAGTCGGAGCCGTACACGAGCCGCAGCTGCGCGTACTGCGCCGGGTTCAGCACCCACGTGTTGATCTCGACGCCCAGCTCCTGCTGATCGGCGAGCAGCTGCACCTTCGCGAAGTCCGCAGCCGGCCATGCCGACGCGTTCGACTGACTGGAACCACCGGTGACGGTGTTGTTCCAGTTCAGGCCGACGACAGTCTGCGAACCGATGCCCGCGATCGCCGCGTCGACGATCGCGATCGCACGCGCATCCTGACGACGGATCATCGCGTTGATGAGCTTGCGGCCCTCACGCTGGATCACACCACCGTCGTTGCGGTCACGAGCCTCGTCGGTGACGAAGAACTTGCCACCGTGCTTCTCGACCGCCGCGACGTTGGGGTTCGCGTTGTCCGACGTGACGAGCGGGAACTCGCCACCCGGTGCGACCTCCTGCACGTCCCGAGTCGGGAACAGGTCGTTCAGGGTGAGCTGGTCGTAGATGACCGCACCACCCGAAACGCCACCCGGGCTCGAGAAGAACAGGGGGCTGATGTAGTTGCGGAGCGTGATGTCCGACAGGTACCGCGTGATGCGAGTCGGCTGGTTCAGCATCGTCTCCACCGTGATGGTGGAGCCCGAGACCGTGGGGCCCGCGAGCGGGTACGCCGCAGCGTTCTGTGCCATGGTTGTGCTCTCCTCTCTCAGTAGAGCTCGATGAAGACGTCGTTACCGGACGTTCCGGCCGACCAGGCACGGCCACGGGCCTTGCCAGAGTTGAGCGTGACGGCACGCCCGTTCGAACCGATCTCGACCTCCGCGCCGACCGCGATGTTCCCACCGGCGGTCACGGGCACCACAGCACCCTTGGCCCGGACGACGAGGACCTTCGCACCCACAGCAGCGTCACGCGCCGCGACACCGACGGACAGTCCCGCCGCGGTCGCCGTGACCACCGTCGCCGGCGTACCCGCCGTCACCGACAGGGCCGCGGAGATGTCGACGAAGGTCTTGCCCGTGACGCCGCCGGAGCCGACGATCGCGGTCAGGTGGGTTCCCGGCTCGTACGCCGGGATGCACTCGTTTGCCATGATGGTGGCTCCTCTCAGCGCGCCCAGTGCGCGGGGTAGGCGTCGTCGGACGCGACGGCCTGGTGGCCGAGCTCCTCGACGGGGACGGTGTTCTTCGCGAGCGTGGCGAGCACCGCGGTGGTGCCCTCCTCGTCCTTCTCGAGCAGCGCCCGGAAGTGCTCACGCGAGGACGCGCTGATGCGGCCCTCCTGCAGCGCGGTCGCGATGATGCCGTCGCGGCGCGACCGGTCCTGCTCCGCGCGAGCCTCGGCGCCGCGGGCAGCGTTGCTGCGCAGCTCGGCGAGCACGTTCGCGTCGATCGCGACGATGCCCTCCGGGAGGCCAGCGGTGGGTGCGGTGGCGGTCGGAGTCACCTCGGGAGCCGCCGCGGCGACCTCCGGGGTGTCGGTCTCGGTCGTGCCGAGCCGCTCCTGAACACCAGCCTGGGGTGCGTCGTTCGTCACGACGTTCTCCTTTCGGATGGGGATACCCGGCTCGGACGAGCTCGGGGGCTTGGGTGCCGTCGCACGCGCAGCGGCAGCGTGAGTGCGCGCCAGTTCGGCGGCGGCAGCGTCGGACGGTTCGACGAGCAGCAGATCCGGTTCGGTGTCGTCACCGACCGTCATCGCAGGTCCCGCATCGGGAACCACCTCGACACGATCAGCGAGACCCATCGCGACGGTGTCCGCGGCGGTCATCCACGTCTCTTCGGCGAGCAGCGACGCCCAGTCCTTCTCGCCAGCCTTGTCGGTGTAGACCTCGATCATCGACGCCTGCAGGGTGTCGAGGAAGTCGGCCATCTTCCGCATGTCGTCGGCGTTGCCCCACTCGATCGCAGACGGCGAGTGGATCATCATCTGACTGCCGGGAGACATGACCGTCTCCTCACAGCCCGCGGCGATGAACGATGCGGCCGACGCGGCGAGACCGTCGACGACAGCGATGACGCGGGCGCGGTGGGCGGCGAGCATGTTGAGGATCGCCATCGCCTCCCACACCTCGCCGCCGGGTGAGTTGATGCGGAGGACGATCTGCTCCACCGTCGCCGGCAGCGAATCGATCACGTGCGCGACGTCCTCGGTGGAGATCCCCCACCATCCGCCGCACGAGTCGATCGGACCGTACATGCGGATCGTCGCGACGGTCGCATCACCCGCTGCTGCCATGGGCGTGGTCACGGCGGAGAAGAACTCCGCCTTCGAGGTCGGAGGTTCCATGTCGCCCCAGTACCGGCGCGCAGCACGGTCCTTCTCCGGCTCCTGCCGGGCCTGCACCGAGGGGTGCATCGGTCGAACGGTGGTCATGCTGCAGCTCCCTGTGTCGGTTGAGCGGTGGATGTCGCCGGATCCTTCACCGGCATGCCGTACTTCGCGCGCGTCCACGCCTCGAGCGCCGCATCGGGGAAGATGACCTTCGCGTCGACGAGCGCCTTCAGCGCGTCAGCGGTGATCGGCTGCGTCTCACCGATCACCGCGGGGATGATCCGCGGCGCCGGCTCGGACGGTCCCCAGTTCGCGTCGACGAGGTCTTCGATGACGTGCTGCTGGATCACCTCGGCGAGGTGCTGTGCGACGGCGTTGAGCGAGTCGGTGAAGAACGTCGCGAACGTCTCCCCCAGCGCGTACGAACCGGTCGCGTTATCGCCGCCGAGGCTGAGGAAGTGCAGGAGCGCGCCTGCGGCGATCTGCTCGTCGTAGTACCGGATCAGCGCATCCGTGTCGGGGAGTTTCCCGGTGACGCCCATGAAGGAGAAGTCGGCACCGTTCGGTAGTCCGACGCCGGCTGCATCACCAGCGCGCGCTTCGGTGGCGAGCTTCTTGCCCGCCTCGATCTGATCGTCGAGCCACTTGGTCGCCTGATCGAATGTCCAGTCGACCGCGTTCTCCGGCAGCGGCGGCGCCTTGTACACCGGCAGACCCAGACCGTTGCGTTCCGCGGTCAGCGCCTGGATGCGCAGCACCCGATCCTTGAGGATGAACATCTTGTACGCCGCGCGAAGCAGCGACTCCCCGAACCAGTTCGCGCCCTCACGCTCGTTCACGAACGCGACGAGACGATCCACCGGGATCACGACAGCCTTGCCGTCCTTCAACGCCTGCTGCTTGATCGCGACGAGCCCACCATCGGATGCCACATCGATCTCAGAGATCGTCCGTGGCGGCCGCCACGCGAGCTTCCCGATGTGCGCGAGCCCATTCGCGTCGATCTCATACACCTGCTCGAAGAACGAGTGCCCGTACACCAGCTCAAGCGACGCGAGCCGCAGGAACTCCTTGAACGAGAACCGGCCCTTCGTCCGCAACGGGGCGACGAACGGCTGACCCTTCACCGGCAACCCGAGATCATCGGCGATGTGGTTCGTGACCTCTTCACGACACCCAGACCCGTCGATCACCCAGTCGGTGCGGAGGATCGGGAGGGTCACGGCACGGAGCACCGACTTCACCTGCGGATCCTCACGACGCATCCGGTCGAACACCTCAACCGACTGCGGCCACTGCAGATCAGGGTTCCGCTCCGTCATCCACGACAGCAGCGACGCCCACCCAACAAGGCCGGGGTCCGCCTGATATCCGATCTCGGGCAACGGCGGACCTCCTCGGTCTAGAAGCGCACGGTGCGCAAATCTGCCTCACGCCGCCCCGTGTCGGAGTGCCGCACAACGGACGGTGAGGGCGGCAATGGAGCCGGTTGACGTTTCGGGCTGGCCTCGGACTTCAAGACGCCCCACAGAGCCCACGTGACCGCCTGCGCCATAGACACAGGCTTCGTCGGGTCCGACTGCTCCCACGTCAACCCGGCACGGCCGATGTTGCGGGTCGTCGCGAGCTCCAACGACTTCGTCACCTCAGGCTGATCACGGTGCGGCACCAGGCCGGCGTTCACGTGCTCGATGAACAGGGTGTGCGCGGCGGCGATCTCGTCGAGGTTCATCGCGAGGTACTTCACCTTCGCCTGATCCAGCGAAGCGATCACCGCGGCCGCGTTCTTCGAGTCGAGGACAACGAGCGCGTTCCCGTGCTGCGCCTTCAACTCCTTCAGCATCGGCGCGACCCACAACGTGCCGCGCTCGGTGTGAATGTGCTCGACCGCGATGTTCTCCGAGTCGACCCGCACCGCGGCGCCGATCGTCGCGTACCCGCCGCCCCGACCCAGCGCGAGCGACAGCACCACGCCATCACCGGTCACGCCGGCGTCGTCGCGAGCATGTCGCTTCCACACCTCGAGGTCGAGTTCGGACAGTTTGGCCGCCTCTACGGGGCGTCGGTTCGGCCACACCGATAGGCGAAGCCGCCTGACGGAGTCGGCGGACAGACGCGAGATCTCGTCCTCGATGGTCTCCCTCGTCAGCCCCGGTCGGTACCCAAGGCCGGGATTCGAAGCGATCCAATTCCGCTCATCACGGATATCGATCCGCTCCGCCTTGTCCGGGTCATCGGACCCTTCCGGGCTGAACTCGATCCACCCCGTGCGCGGGTCGTTTCCAGTCCGGCCGCGATCGCGCACGCCCTCCCACACCTCGGCATCGTTGAGCTCGTCGGGGACGGTCCCAGTGAAGATGATCTGCGTGTTCTCTACCGCCGACATCGTCGGCAGCAGTGCGTCGAGAGCGGCCTGCGACATCTGCTGCGCCTCGTCACACACCAGCACGTCAACTGTGAACCCGACGCCCGAGTTCGCGGACCTTGCGAGGTACAGAAGCCGGTTCCCGTTCGCGAGTTCGAAACCTTCCTCGCCGTGCGCCGTGGAGATCCGGGTGATCTCCCCCATCAGCGCCGCGGATCCGGTGATCACGCGTCGCAGCTTCAGGAAAGCCTCACGCGCCGTCTTGAACTGGTGAGCCGTGTGGACGATCGTCTTCGGTTCACCATCCGGCTTCGGCCACAAGTACAGATGCGCGAGATCGACCGGCGACAGAATGTCGCCCTTTCCGTTCTGCCGAGCGACGAGCTCACCATGCTCCGTGCACACCCACCGTCCGAACGCATCGACCGAGAAGATCGAGTCGAGAGACAACGCCTGCCACGGGTCGCTCTGCTTCCCCGCCAGGTACCAGAGGTCGAGAGCCTCATCACCCAGAGAACCCGCCCGATCCGGCAGCCTATGAAGCCTGGGACGCTGCGAGCCTACGAGCTCGAGCGTCGGCGAGTTGGTCGGCAAGAGTGACCCCCTTCACCTGACCGTTACCCTGCAACTCGGCGAGTTCCCGCAGGATCTCCCGCTGCTCACGCATCTGCAGGTACGCGCGTTGTGGATCCGTCCGCTTCAGCGCCTTCACCAACTCCCGCGACTCCTGCAGCATCTCCTTCAGCACCTCGACACGCGACACGTGCCCCTCAGCCGTCACCGGAGCATCCGCCACCGGCTCCTCAGGAACCACCACCTCCGCCGGCGCCTGCTTCGCCATACGAGCATCAGCCGACGTCGACACCCTCGCGCTCCGCTGCACCTTCGCCGCCACACACACCGCACACGCACCACCCGGACTCTTCCGGCATCGCAGATACGCCCGGTACGTCCCATGAGCAGCGGCAGCACGCGGCATCCGACACCCCCTAACGGGAAACGCGACGCGAAACGAAACGCGACAGGGAGAAAAGGGGACACGCCGCGCGGGAGGTGGCCATGGTCTGGGGCTTCATGGATTTTTGGGTGGGCGGAGTTCTGTGGGCATGTCTTCGCAGTTGATCCGCACGTTGGTCTTGGGGTGCAGCCACTGGCAGAGCAGAGGGTTGTGCTGGTACTCATCGTGGATGATGAGCTTGGCGGGGAGTCGGCGTGTGGGGTGGCAGGCGTCGCAGGACTGGCCGCGTGCGCGGTCGTGTAGGCGTCTTTGCCACCATGTGCGGGGTTCGCGGTGTTCGCGGCATGCGGGGTCTGTGCGTCGGTGGCGGGTTGTGGTCGTGAGGCTCATGCGCGTGTCTTCCACGTGTGCCATGCCATGCGGAGGAACGCGGTGGCGAGGTCTCGGCGGTAGCGGCGGGTGCTGAGCGTGATGCCGGTTCCGTCGCTGAGTGCGTGCACTTCGGTCGTGACGGTGCCGACCTCGATGGGCTTGGCGTCGCCGTGGGCGATGAGCACGCGGGTGGTGAGTGTGCCGATGGTGGCGGTCATGATGCCTCCCAGATCTCGGTGTCGGTGTTGTCCCCGCGGCGGGCGTTGCAGCGCATGTGGGCGGGGCGGAGTTCGTTGCAGACCAGGTGGCCGCCGAGGGCGAGGGGTGTGACGTGGTCGGCGGTGAACGACATCGGGTCTCGGCGGTCGAGGGTGGTGTCGATGGGTCCGCCGCAGATGTGGCAGACGAGGCCTTCCTCGATCACGCGGCGGAGGAGAGCTTTCCGTTTCCGCTTGTACGCGGCTTTCCCTTTCCCGTCACGGATGCTGCGGTTGCTCACGGGGTGCCTCCGTCAGTCGATGGAGAGGATGACGTTCGGATCGTCGTCGGGGGTGTCGTTCATCGCCAGATCGCAGCAGATGCCGACAGGTGACGGGCGTCGCAGACAGGGCAGGTCATGCTGCGCCTCGGATGATGATGCCGGCGAGGATCTCCGCACGAGACGTGAACCCGAGGCCGCGATGCTCGACGCGGTCGGCCCACGTGTAGGTGGGGGTCTTGGCGGGTTTGGTGAACGGGATGCCGGCGCGCTTACGCGCCTTGCGAGCTGCGGTCGACATCACGACTCCCAGGAGTCTCCGGCGGGGCCTTCGAGGTGCATACACGTGATCGCGTTCTCGATGGTCGCGTGGTCGTCGCAGAAGACAGCGAGGTTGTATCCCTCGCCTTCGATCTCGAAGCGTCGGCGAGCGGGAGCGGTGCACTCCGGCTGCATGCAGTTCGTCCACGACGTCGTGCCTGCTTCACGGACGTGGTCGCGGAGCCAACGGCCGTAGCACTCACGCGCTTCCTCCGCAGTCGCATGAGGTGCGTGAGTGGCGCAGTACCCGAGCGGGTAGCCGCCGCGCTTGCTGAGGCTGGCGTAGTGATAGCCGCCGTCGATCTTCGCCGCGGTGAGGTGTCGCATCGGTGTGCTCCTATCGTGTGCGGGGCCAGCCGCAATGCCTGCAAGCCTGCGCGTACGTCGTCACACCGAGGACGCGTGTCCACGCGTGTATGCCGATCAGGCAGGCGATCAGACGCCACCCGTGGGGGATCATGAGCCGATCAGGAACCGTTGATCGATGACCGTCACAGCGGTCTCGTACAGGCGGGGAAGGTACGCGGTCCCGTGGTGCCCGCAGTAGGCGAGTGAGCCGGTCGGGTAGGTGGCGTACACGAACGCTTGCGCGCCGCACCCTTTCGCATCGCACCGGTCCGCTGCGACCTCGACAACTCGGGTTCGGTCACGGTCGACGACGTCGACGGGTGGTGTGCTCATCGTGGTGCTCCCTGTGCGAGCGGGGGCGGTCCCGGCGTGGAGGCCCGCTCAGGGCCGCCCCGGCTCGCTCCCTCGAGTTCTGTTCCGAGGGTCAGGTGCGGCAGTGCTGCCGCGTTCACCGACAGTGCGTCGCGTGTCAGGCGGCGTGCCGGGAGAAGGTGGGGCCGGTCCGCACGATCACCACGGGATGAGGAGCGTGATGTTGCCGACCGGCCAGGAACGGGAGAAGCCCCGCTGCGCGTGGGCGGGGCTTCTGTGTCCTTGACGGACTGTTCCGAGATTGAATGTAGGGTCCGAAAACGGTCGGGTGTCAACCTGATTCCAGAAATTGTTCTGAGCGGTGCTGTGCGGCTTCCTGCCGCGCGATCTCCCTGCGGATGCGGTAGGGCTGTGTCGGGTCGTTCTTCATTCGCTCACGCCACCATGCGCGGAGCACCCCGAGTTGTACTACGCGGACCCGTTGACCGTCGCGTATCGCCCAATCCATCACCATTCCTCGGGCGCGCCAGTACTCGATGCACCGTTTCGTGCGGCCGATCTTCTTGGCCGCTTCACGGTAGGTGAGCCACTCGGTCTCGTCCTCGAAGAATGGGTCGATCATGGGTCCTCAGTCGTGGGTGAGTTCTGCGGTGGTGTCGGGTGACGCCCAATACGTCGCATGCGCACCCGGCTGGTACAGGGTGATACCGACGAGGGGCACGTTGTACCGGGCCTGGTGAGGGTCGTTGAAGATCCCGTGCGTGACCGCTCGGAGAGTGCCCTCGACAGGGGTGCCGTGGATGGTGACGGTCAGGTGGGCGCCGATGTCCGTGCGGGTCAGGGATGAGAGAGCTCGACGAGTCACGACGACTCCCGTTCGCCCGAACCGATAGCCGACAGCGCTGCGTGGGCGAGGCGGCGGTACCGAGCTACCGGCCCCGACCACGACGGGTCGCGGCGATGGTCAAGCTCCAGCCGCACACGCTGCTCCCACGTGATACCCCGGTCGTAGCCGAACTCCTGCCACCACATCGCTGCGGCAACACGCTCGACCACTTCCTCGTCGCGCTCCTCATCGGTCTTGACGCGCGTGCTCACTCCGAACCTCCCGGTTGCTGGGCGCGCACGCGAGGGCGCGTGAGGCGACCCGCTTTCTTCACGGCGGCAACGGCCACCCGGCCCGCGTCGACCCACTCGAAACGCCACTCGTCGGGCAGGATGTCCCAGTCGTCGCCGCCTTCCTGATCGAGTTCGAGCGGGCGCTCGGCATAGAGCGCTCGGCCCACCTTCTCCGCCAATTCCTCGTCGCTCATGCTTCACTCCCACGGTTCGGTTGGTTGCGGCGGAATCATCGCCGCAAGTAGTTCCCTCGCGAACTCTCCGCACCGCTGCACACGGTCGTGATGGTCACGACCGGCAAAGAGTCCCTGTTGGAGCAGGAACGCTCGCACGCTATAGAACGGCTGCTCGGCACCGCTTGACCCACGTTGGCCCGACAGGCGCTCGATTCGATCGGCTGCCTCGCGCATGAGGTCAGTCGCCGTGCCGCCGCGCCACCCTTGGCGGAGCAGCTTGGTCAGGGTCGCGTCGTCGTGCGTCATCGTTCACTCCTGCCATTCGGTAAGATCGTCTGCGTGTGCGGCGTCATGACTCCCGCCCTTCCGGTTTCTGGTCGTCGGAGATGCCTGCGGCGCGACGGTGGCTAACGAGGCGGCAGTCCAGCACGCAGCCGCAGTCACAGCCGGATGCGCAGCAGTGGCAGAACTCGGTAAGCAGGGCCGCTTGAAGCCCGGTCACGACGGATCACCCGACTCAGCGCGGCCCTCGGCGCGCGCCTTCGCGATCTCGGCGTCCACGAGTGCCTGATGCTCGCGCCACCAAGCGCCACCATCCAGATCGTCCGCCGCCAATCGGAGCTGCATCGCGGCCTCGCGCATCACGGTTCGGATCGGTTCCGCGACCTGCTCGCGCAGTGCGTCTTGATCGATTGTGATCTTGATGTCAGGTGTTTCGGGCATCATCTGCTCCCGTTCGTGTGGTTCTCGGTCTTCGGTGCGGGCTCGTTGCCGGAGCCCCCGCAACGCGTGCAGATGCCAGCGAACGCATAGCGCGGGCTCACATGGCCTGTGCCGGCACACCCTCGACAGGTGCTCATGACAAAGCCGCTCATGACGGATCACCCGACTCTGCCCAGATGGATGTACGGCCCCCGTACCGGGCGTCGTACTCGGTGCGAATGACAGCGCTAAGGTCCGCACCGACCCACTGCTCGTCACTCAACGTGATGACACCATCGGTTCCCTTGGTCGCAAGCACGGCGTTCAGTAGTCGGCGCAGGTTGATCGCTTCCTGCTCGCATCGGGAACGCTCATTGCGGACCGCAACCAGCTCTGCCCGCAGCGCATCCTCGATCGCAGATGTATAGGTGTACTGCCCTCCGATGGGCGCGGAGATGAGATCGATGTTGCTCATCGCTGCTCCTGTTCGTTGTGGACCGTGAGTGGCTCGATACCGAGGCACCACTCCTCCGGCCAGTTCCATGTCCTGTGCTCGAGGTGCGGAGTTGTCATAGCACACGGCTGCACCTTCACCGGGCGGATAAGTTGACGCGGCATCGCCTCAGGCATCGTCAGACCCCCGTCCGGCCGGTTGTGGCTTCGGGAAGTAGACCTGCCAGCAGATACGACAGGTTCGGCTCTGATCCTCGAACGGGTGCATCGAGCCGTCGCCGACTTCCTCGTGCTCGTGGTCGCTCATGACGGATCACCCGGTCGTGGATGCTCGTCGGGATGGTCGCAGTTGGTCCCGTCATCCGCGTAGCATCCGTGCTCATTCCGCTCGACCGGGCAGGCTGCGTGCCCCTGGCACTGACCGACGCGGAACTCCTCACCGTCGGGTGCTGTCACCCATTCGGCCGTCTCGGGCCAAAGCGCCTGACCGAACGCTCCGAGGTAGACCAGCCCTTCTTCGGTCGGGTGGATGATCGAGGAGAACTCATCGCCGTCGAAGCGCACGCGGATGCGGTGGTCCGCGCTCGTGATGCGTCCGGGGCGACCCATGTAGGTCACCCGTCGGCCACGAATCGCGGGGACGCCGTAGTAGCGGCGGACGTACTCGAGCGTCATGACTCCCGTCCTCCCGATCGGATCGTCACGCGATCGCCGCAGTCGCCGATCAGCTCGGCGGTCACGTCTCCCTCGTCGTTGGGCATCGCCCAGAGGTAGCGGCCATTGATCAGACCGATGGTCATGTACGGCTCCGGCTTCTCGGGATGGAAGCTGACGACCTGGTAGGGCGGCTCGCCTACGTCGCCGTCGAGCCCCTCGGCGTCGTCGATGAACGCCCACGCCCGATAGACGGGCGTTCCCCACGTCGCGGGGCCACCGGGCAGACCGTCCGCCAGTGCCTCAGCAAGCGACCACATGCGGGGCGTGTGCCAGCACTCGTCGGCCATGTCGTTGGCCCGGCATCCCGGGCAGACGTACTCGCTCATCGTTCGCTCCTGCCGTTCATGTGGTCGGGTGTCTGGGTCATTTCGGGTTCCTCCTTCGGTGGGTGCCCGCAGGGGCATTCGCAATGCATCGACGTGCACTCGGTGTGGTTGAGTAGGTCGCACTCGTGGGATAGGACCGTGTGAGCGGCCGTGTGGGGTTGCTGGACGGCCTGGACTGTCTCGGTGTAGGTCTCACCACATGACCTGCATCTCCCGGCTTTGACGGGCTTCGGACCACCGTTCGGGTTATCCACCCATGTGACGACCACAGCGAGGGCTCCGCAGGTGGCACAGCGGGCGCGGGGGCGTCGCGGGTTCGCGTGGACCCCGTACCGGCCTTGCATGTGCCGGATCTCGGTGAACAGCAGATCGCGGTACTCGTCGAGCTCGTGAACCCGGCTGATCTGCTCGTACCGGTCGCTGAGCCACCCTGCGGTCATGAGGGCGATGCTGCGGGCGGTGAGAGGGTCCGGGTTCGGTTTCGGGTTCAGGTCGGGGTGGGGATGGTTGATCCATTCGGCGACGGCGGTGACGTACTCGACGACCATCCCCCACAGGTGGGTCGCGTTCGTCGAGACTTCACCGCCGACGATGCGACCCTCGAACACCATGAGCGCGTCGAGGGCTCGCATGTTGTCCGCGTACCCACCGCCAGTGACGTACACCTTGTCGGTACGGGATGCGGCGATGCTCGGGACCGTGGAGGTGACAATCGCATCCATCACCGGAGCCAGCAGATCCAGGTGATGCTCGTACAGGCGCCGTTCACGCAGCGACGTGGCTTCCGGGTCGATCGCGTTCAGAGGGATGCTCATGCGATCGCCTCCTGGATGCGTGCGATGGTCGCCTCATCGAGACGACGCAACCCGAGAGCACCCCGATACGGGATCGGCTCGTCGAGCGCACGGGGCTTCGCGAGGATGAGGTGATGCGCGCCAGGCTCAGCCCAGCCCGAGCACGGCTTCAGACGCCCGTCGTGGTTGCCGCTCGGAAGGCACCCCTGCGCGTCAGTGTTCTCGTCGAGCCAGGCGATGATCTCCTCGTCGAACAGGCCGAAACGGGTGACCTCCTGCTGCTCAGCCGGAGCCAGAAGCGCGCTCATCGGTCTGCTCCCCCGATCGCGAGTGGCGTCGACGACGTGATCCGGTCACGGATCTTCTGCGTTGCAAGGCGCCGGCTACGCGCGGTGACCGTCGCGGTGATGCGGATGCCGTCCTCATCGATCATGGGGATCCGGAACTCACGCTCGCGGCCGGGAGCGCCGAGCGCTTCGGCGAGACGGTCGAACTCCTTGCAGAACCCGAACCGGTCAGCGAGACGCGAGGCGTCTTCCCACAGCCACATGAGCCGCGGATCGTCGGGCAGGATCGCTCCTTCCGGTGCGACTCCGACCTGACGGACTTGCTTCACGTGCTCACGGCGCCACCGGAACACTGGACCGGAGCCACCCGCGCGCCGGACGTTGAGAAACAACTTGTGCCCCGTCGCGGTGACCTCGAGCTCCTCGCCCTCCCTCACCCACTCGTGCACTGTCCGGCCGCGGTAGTCCGCTCGCACCCCAGTGCCGTAGTCCGTGGCGGTCGCGATGACGATCTCACCCTTGACGATGCCGCTCATGATCGGGGCTCCTGGTCGAACCCGTGCTGTACGGCCCTGTCGCGTCGCTGGACGCCCGCATCCCCCGCGGCCATCTCAGCATCCGTCGCAGCCTTTTCAAGCTGTTGTGCGAGCGCACGCGCCGTCCCAGGAGTCATGTGCGTCCGGTGCCCCTCCGGGGTCGGGAACGTGAGCAGTTCCACCATCCCGTCATCAGTCCAATCCGCCTCAGCGATATCGACCGTCTTCTGCTCCTGCAGGATCACGATTCGTCCCCTCCCTGACGTCGACCGGCCAGGTAGCTGATGCGGAGAAGCCACACCAGGAAGAACGCTCCCGTGACAGAACTGACCACCACCGGAGCTGAAGCGAGGAACCCCGGAGCCTTCGGGCCGGGCACGGCTATGGCCATGAGAACCCCGAACCAGAGGCATCCCCACATGGAGGCGAGGGTCGCCCACCAGTTATGTGCCTCGAGGTGGGTCATCAGCGGTTTCTTGCTCATCAGTGCTCCCATCCGAGGGCGGCGCGCACCACAGCACGCCGCTCGTTCTTCTCATCCACCGCCGCCTGCGTGGCGGGGTTCGTGTACGCCTTCGCGTCGTGCCTGAGGACGGCCGCCGGCAGTGCGAGCGCCTGCAGCTCCGTGTGCAGCCGGATCACTGCCGTCAGATCGTCGATCGCATCCACCTGCGTACGACGCCTCCCCCCGGCCATCAGAACTGCTCCCCGTCCTGAGCGGCCCATGCGTCCGTCTGCTGCGTCGCCGGCGCCCACGCACCCGCCGACTGCTGTCCGCCCTGCGGCTTCCCGTCCCGCACGACGACACCGACCGACTGCGCGCGGACGACGATGCGGCGGACCGTCTTCCCGGTCTCACGGTGCTCGTACGATGCGTCCCGCTCCTCACCGACGACGATGACCTGATCCCCCTTGGTGAGGGCGGCGATCGCGTCGGTGTTCTGCCACGACTCGATGTCATGCCAGATCGTGAAGTCGTCGGCCCACTCGTTCGTGTTCCGGTCGAACTTCCGCTTCGTCTCCGCGACCGAGAACGACACGACGGTCTTCCCCGACTGCGTCGCACGAACCTCCGGTGCGTTCCCGAGACGTCCCACGATGGTCTTGATGCTCATCCCTTGCTCCTCTGTTCGAAGTTGATCTGCTCGTTCGCCTGGTACTTCGACAGCACCCGCGCGAACTGCCCCTGGAAGACGAGGGACGCTTCCCCCGTCTGCCCCTGACGGTTCTTCCCGACGATGACCTTCAACTCATCCGCCGCCGCCTTCACCGGCTTCCGATGCAGCAGCAGCACCACGTCCGCATCGTTCGCGATCTGCCCCGACTCGCGAAGGTCATGCAAGGTCGGTTCCTGCTTCTTCTGCCCCGCCTGACCACGCCGCAACTGCGACAGAGCGATCACGGGCACCGACCACTGCTGAGCGGCGAGCTTCAACGATCGGGAGAACCCCGCGACCTCCTGCTGCCGGTTCTCCACCTGCGTGTGCGACGTCAGCAGCTGCAGGTAGTCGACGACGACCACCGGGTTCCGCCGATACCTTCTGGCGGTCGCACGGACCTTCGCTTTGATCTGCGGGATCGTCGAAACCTCATCCGACGTGACGATCGACAACGGGAGACGCTCAATCTCCTGCCGGTGCGCGTTCAACGCCCGCCAATCCGAATCCGCGAGCTGGTGACGGTTGATCGACCCGAGGAACACCTGCCCCGTCTGCGCCGCCAACCGGGCCGCGATCTCATCCCGCCCCATCTCGAGCGACACGTACAGCACCGGCCGTTCCGCGGCGAGCGCGCGGGCGATCTGCAACGCGACGATCGTCTTCCCGTTGCCGGTGTCCGCGGCGACGACGTACATGCCACCGTCGCGGAACCCGTAGATCAGCTGATTCAGGTCATACCAGGGCGTCGGCGTGTACGACGGCTTCTCCCCCAGGCTGCCGAGGAAGTCCAGGTACCAGTCGCCGATCGCTTCCACACCGCGGGACGTGTCCGCATCGACCTCATCGAACGCGGCGCGGGCGATCTCGAGCGCATCATCCGCAGTGACCGTGTCATCATCCGCGGCGGCCGCAGCGCGGCTGATCGCCTCACGGACCTTCCGCCGCTTCGACGCGGACTTCACCATGTGCGCGTAGTACGCCGCGTTCGCCGCGGTCGGGACATCGCTTGTGAGGGTGTGGAGGAACGCGGCGTCCAGGTTCCCGACGAGCGCCCCCTGCCGCAGCAGCTCATCCGTCACCGCGACAACATCGGTCGGGTGGTCCGCATCGTGCAGGGCACGGATCGCGGTGTAGATCGTCTCGTGCGCCGGCACCGACATGTCACCCGGTGTGAGGATCTCCGACACCTCATCCAGAGCGGTCCGGGACAGCATGATCGCGCCGAGCACGTACCGTTCAGCGTCAGGCAACGTCATCACCCCCAGGCGGGAGCGTGTGGGTGTCGCGGGCGAGACGCAGCTCGGTGACGTTCCCCGCCCATGAGGAGTCACGGATCGGGCAGCCGGCGATCACATCGGCGATCGTCATCCGTTCGCTCGAGGTGGCGTAGTGCTCACGCATCGCGACGAGCGCATCGTCCAGCGTCACATCGGTGAGGTCTTCGGCCCACTCGCGTGCAGCGAACGCGAGATCCTCGGGTGTTGTCCACCGGGGGAACTTGTCCCGCGCGTTGATCTTCAACAGCAGGATGTTCGCTTCACGGGCAATCATGACAGCGCTCGCATCCCGGAGCGATCAGTCAGCAACGCGTCAGCGGCACGACCGAGGTCGAGTGTCGAGAGCTTTCCGGTGCGTTCGGGCAGCGGGTCATCCCACCGGTCACCGTTCAGCCACGTCGCCGCGTGCGGGACGTACTGCTTCTCCGGTCTGTTCGGGGAAGCTACGTACGCGTTGGCAGCATCGAGGATTGTCTGCGCGTCGGCGCGCTTCACGGCTCGGTCCCAGGCGGCTGATGCTGCTTTCTTCGCATCCTTCCGAGGCCAGATCGACCAGAAATCGTCGAAGGCGACAGAGTCTTTATCTACCTCTTCTCTATCTACCTCTATAAGGAGTGTGAGTTGCTGCTGGTTGCCGGTCGCTCGGCCTCCATTTGCCGGTCGCTCAGACCGACCGGCAATATTTGCCGGTTCCTCGACGATGCCGTTCGGGTGCAGCGTGTACCCGTCCGTCTTGCTGTTCGAACGTCCCTCCGAACCACGACGGGATCGGCGTTCGATCACACCGATCTGCTCAAGCTTCCCGAGCATGGTCCGCACTGTGCGCTCGCTCAGCCCAGCCTCTTCAGCGATCGTCGCCTGCGAAGGGAAGATCGCTCCCATCCCCGCTCGCGACGACAGCGACGCGTAGACGAGGATCGCGTTCCGCGGCACAGAACGATCCCGAATCATCCAGTTCGGAACCGCCGCGAATCCCTCGGCCCTGCTCATCGGTTCGGTCCTTCCACTTCGACTGCTCGACCGTTCTCGGTCAGCAGGAACCAAGAGCCCGCACGATCACGGACCCTGACGTTTTGGGGCTGGTACTCAGCCGTCGTCGCGTTCTTCGGCACGCAGAGGCCGTACTCGAACGCTTCCTTCGGATGCTCGGTGACCCACCCATGGCATCCGGTTGTCCCAGTGCCGCAGAGAATCAGACCGTGCGCGCAGGTCATCCGCTCCCGCGTACCACCCATGCCGCGGCCCTTCCGGTGATGCAGCGACCATCCGCCCGCGAGAACGGATCCTCGGAGGGCGAACGACAACAACCGCCGGCAGAAGAAGCACCGCTGCTCCTCCCGGTCGAAGAACAGGTGCCGGACTTGCTTCGGCGTGAACTCGGCGCTCATGCTGCATCCGCCTCCAGATCGAGCAGATCGAACAAGGTGGGAGCGTTCGCCTCGTGATCGTGGCGGGTGAGGTAGACGACCGAGTCGGCCACGCTAACCGGGTTCAGCTCCGTCCCGAACCCCTTCCGGCCCTGACGGACCGCTTCGAGGACCGTGGAGCCGAGCCCTGAGAACGGGTCACCGACCAGCTCGCCAGGGTTGGAGTACATGCCGATCAGGCGGCGGGGGATGTCGAGAGGGAACGGGCAGATGTGCGCCTCCACCTCGCGGCGGCGCTGCTCGCTGTTGAGGGTGTCGATGCGGAGCACGTCGGTCCACACGTCGTCCCGCCACGAGCCGGGCACGAGGGAGGCGAACGTGCCGGGGAGGGCGTTGCGGGCGGCGAGACGGTCGGCGAGGGCGACGTGCGCGTCGTAGTCGTACACGGTGCGCTCGGACTGTGCGGTGAACAGCTTCGAGCGGGTGCCGACGTCGAGCGCGGCGAGCTCGTCGCCGGACAGGAGGCGGTCGCCGCCCGTGCGCCACTCGCCGGCCGCGTCGATCTGCCACTGCCCGACCGAGTAGGCCGTCTTCTGCTTCTGCACCGGGAGGTCGGCGTAGCCGCGGGAGCGGTCGGTCTGCGGCTTGTGGAAGATCAGCACGTACTCCGGTGCGCCGACGCCCATCTTCGAGTGGTCCTTCAGCATCTCCGAGAACGACAGCCGGTAGGTCTGGTTGTTCTCGCGGACGACGTCGGTGGTGACCGTGATCATCCCGAAGTAGTCGAACCCGTGGCCGATGTAGTGCGCGATCGCCTCAGCGTGGAGGGTGTCGAACGTGTAGACGCCGGCGCCAGTGCGCGACCCGGGAACGGGGAAGTCCTTCACGTGCACGGCGAGGATCCGGCCCGGCATGAGCGCCCGGTACAGGCTGGGCGTGAGGTAGTCCATCTGCCACCAAAACTGGGCGTTGTCGTCGACGTGGCCGAAGTCGGCGTAGTTGGCGGAGTACTCGTACTTGCCCGAGAACGGGATCGACGTGACGATCAGGCCCATCGACTCCGCGTCGACGTGGTCGCGCCATTCGGCGACGGCGTCGTTGAGGACGATGCTCCAGTCCCGGCCGAAGTGTTCCTCGCGGTCCACGCCCATCGCACGGGTGAGGGCGGCGGAGATCGCCGTAGCGTCGAGCCCGAACTCGCGGAGGATGTGCGACATCGTGTCGGTGAGGGCGTCGTCCTCTTGCCACTTCGTGAGCAGGTTGTCTCGGACGTCGCTCTCGGTCTCCCCGTAGATCAGGTGCACGCGGCAGGCGTTGAGCTGTCCGAACCGGTGAATGCGGTGGATGGCCTGGACGGTCTGCTCGTACTTGTGGGTGACGCCGACGAACACGGCCGTGGAGCACTGCTGCAGGTTCAGGCCGCGGCCGAGCATCATGGGCTTCCCGATGAGCGCGTACGTCTCGCCGTCGAGCCAGCGGCGCAGCTGCTCCTCGACCTCGGCGTCGGACTGCGCGCCACGGATGGACGAGAACGACAGGCCGCGGTCGGCGAGCTCACGCTCGAGCGCGTCCTGCTCGTCGTTCAGGTCGCACCAGAGAATGATCTGCGGGACGGGACCGTACACCGCGGGCTCCCAGTTCCAGTCGTGGTGCTTGGCGACGATGGTCATGGCGCGGTCGATGCGCGCATCCTGCGTGTGCCGCTTCTCCCGTGACGACTCGACCGCGGACTTCGCGCCCGACCGGACGAGGACGCCCTGCCCGTCCTTCTCGACCTGATCGGACAGCAGCCCGACCTCGACCTCCTCCCACAGCACCTCAAGCGGCGGCAGATCGTAGCCGGCGTCGTCGTGGCCGAGGTCGGAGGGTCGTTGGATGAAGCACGCCCACGTGTTCAGCCACAGCATGAACTCGCGGACCTTATGCGGATGGATGCGGAGGTTGCCGGCCTTCGAGGGGTCCCGCTTGAAGAACCGGGTCAGGGCCTGGCCGGTGTCCATGATGCCGAGGAACCCGGCGTAGTGGATCAGCTCCTTGTGACGGTTCGGGGCGGGCGTGGCGGTCGCGACGAACCGGTACGGCACGTCGGCGAACAGGGGAAGGAAGGTCTGGTAGGTGTCGGAGCCGAACGAGCGCAGCACGGCCGCCTCGTCGAGCGAGGTCGCGATGAACAGGTCGACGTCGAGCTTCCGGTCACGGATCGACTCGTAGTTGGTCACGTAGGTGCCCGACCACGTTGGGTCGATCTCCTCGGTGCGGCGCACGAACCGGACCTCCCGGTCGATGAGGTTGCGGGCGTCGCGGATGATGTCGAAGCGGACACCGAGAGGCGCGACGATCAGCGCGCGGCGCACCTCGCGGCCGAACGCGTCGCGCGGGCCGCCGAGCGCCGGACCGTGCTCCACGATCAGGCGGAGTGCTTCCAGCTGCATGACCGACTTGCCGAGCCCATAGCGGGCGAAGATCGCACGGCGCCCGCCATTCACGGCCCACTTCACGATGTCGGCCTGGTGCGGCTTGAACAGCTCGTGACCGGGCCGCATGATCGGCGACAGCCACTCGTCGCGGACGTCGAAGCCGAACGATCGGTCGAACGCCACCTTCTCCGCCAGGAACTGTTCGTAGGTGAGGGTGCCGTCGTTGCCCGTGTTCAGCGTGAGCAGGCGACCGGTATTCTGCTTGGCGTTCATCACGCTCCTCCCCCGTATGTCTCGACCGATCGCATCTGACGCGCATCCACCACATCCGACCGGGTCTTATCGATGTCCTTGTCCACCGTCCGCAGGTGCTCCTTCAACCCCCGCCACAGTGCTTCCGCCTCATGCATCTGGTTCCGGTGAGGTTGCGCATCCGCATCCGCGATCACCGTCGCCGCCGACACGGAACGGCCAGCCTCGATCTCGGCACGCTTCCGCTCCTTGAGCGTCGTCTCGTACTTCGACCGAGCCACCCCGACCGCGGCCGCCGCATCCTGGTGAGCCCTCGCCAGGACACCGCGAGTGATGATGAGCTTCTCCATCTGCGGTTCATGGCCGGCGTCCTTGAGCGCATCCCACAGGAGGGCATGGAGCTCGTTGCTCGGGTTGAACGGGGCGATGCCGAGGCGGGCGAGGAAACGCTCGAGCGGGCTCATGGTGTCGGCTCCTCCGGGTCGAACGCACCGACCGCGGTCACCTCGAGGTACGTGCCCGACACGTACTCGTGCTCCACGACCACACCCGCCCCAGTGCGGCACCGGACACCCATCGACCCGACATGCCCCGCCTTCGACAGGACAACCTCCTCAGCACGCCCCACGCGGATCGTGTCGCCAGGCATCACCGACTCCACCGCGAGCGTCCCCGGCGCGGTGATCGGCGACAGGTCCGACCGGCGGTAATCGATCCCGAGAATCGCGCCGTGCTCATCCCGAACCAGCGGCACGTGCACGTTCATGACGGGTCACCGTTCGGGATCGTCGCTGTCGGCCACTCCGTGACCGGCTCGTCGACGATCACCGCATCGACGACATCCTCAACGGGCGTCTCCTCCGGCAGCGTCGCCCGCAGATCCCACAGGTACTGCTTGAACGTGCGACCATCAGCGATCTGCACGTCAAGATCACCCGCCGCGGACGCCTCCTGGAACACGGGCCGCAACTCCGCACGAGACCGCGCAGCGTTCGCGAGCGCCAACCAGTCCTTCCGTGGCGCCCGCACCTCCGCAACCTGCTCTGAGCGACCGTGTGCGTCTGCCTGCGGCGCGTTCCCCGCCTGGGCGGGCGCGGATGCCTGATCCATCTCCTCGGACGTGTACAAGCCCGACAGGTCTTGCGGGAACGCCTTCCGAAGCGCGAGCGCCTCCGCACACTTCCCCAACATCAACGCAGGCATCTTCGACCACATCTGCCCACCCGCGCTGTACGCCTTGAACGTCGCGACCGCGATCAACGGTTCACGGAACGACCGCCGATACACACCGACCCGAGCAGCCGCAGGAGGCTTCGTCTCATCGAGCCACACGTCCACCCACGTCACACCGTCCGCGGTCCACTGAACAGGCGTCTGACCCTCGTACTCCCCCGACCGTTCCGCGACCAACCGGGCCCCGTCGATCGACATCTGAATGCCCCACTTGCCGCCACGCTCGATCGCGTAGATCTGACGTGCGATGGGATCCAGACCGGTCCGATGGCAGTGAGCGAGGAACGCCTCCACCACCGGCCGCGGCGCAAGCCGCTTGTTGTTCGCCGGCCCCGAGACCAGCCCAGCTGCCTCGACGAGAGCAGCCTCCTGCGGCGTCCACTGGTTCTGATCCCCCGTGGTCGGGAGCGCCAACGCAGTGCTCACTTCTTCATCCCCTTCCCGGCCGTGACCGTCACCCTCGGCTTCGAACCACTCGCGACCGCCTTCACCGTCTTCTTGTGCTCCGAAGCGAGGGCATCCCACTCCGCCTGCAACTTCACGACTCGCGCCTTCGCACGCTCGAGCGCCGCCGTCTCCTTCGGGTGAGCCGCAGCCGCTGCATCCAGATCGATCACCACGTCGTCGAACTCACCGCCGGGCGTTCCCGGCGTGAACGTCACCCGCGCCAGCGGGGACTCCTGCGACACCCCTGCAGCGATCAGAGCCGCGTACGCCGACTCCTTCAACGCACGCCCCTCCTTCTCCGCCGCGAGCCCCCGCAGGTAGTTCACGGCGTGCGTGTCGACCACCTCATCGATCACCGGAGCACCGTTCTCACGCTGCGCATCCAGCTCCGCGAGGAACCCGTCAGCGAGCTCCACCAGCCCCGCAATGACCTGCTCGTCACGGTCAACCCAGTCCGCCGCACGCGGCCCCGGCACGAACCCGCCAGCAACGCTGATGCGTTCCTCGACGACTAGGAGGCACCGCACCGCACCGGTGACGTGCATCACCCACTGCACCTGCAGCAGGTACCCCTTCTCGTCCAGCTCCACAGACCCGATCGGCAGCGCGTGTCCGCACGTCTTGATCTCGGAGACGAGCAGCTCATCGTCGAACCCGACACCCACCCCGTCCGGGGACGCGAGGTGACGCGAGTTCTCCGCGTGGTGGAACACGCGAGTCTCCGGCTCGATCCCCACACCACGCAGGTCCGCGGCGATGATCACCTCACGCTCTTTGCCCCACTTCGTGTACGCGTTGCCGGTGAAGTCGTCGACCTTCCGCCCGAGCTTCAGATCGATGAGATCCTGCGCGCGCAGCTTCCCCAGAGCGAGGTCCCTAACCTCCGTCGCGGTGACACCCGTACGCCGTTCGGCGAGCCACCGGGCACGGTCCTGATCGGAGGCGCCGGCACGGGCCTCGAGGTCAGCGCGTGCACCATGAATCGTGGAAGTCATGAGAGTCCTTTCGTGAACGCCTTCGGCATGTGCGCCGCGGGCAGGTCAATCACCGGCGTGCCGGCGAGAATCGATGCGCCGACCGCGATCCACACCGCATCGGCCTCGTCATTTCCGTTCACGTCCGCCTGCGGCAGACGACGCTCCGTCGCGAGCAGCACGGCATCCTTGTCCGCGTTGCCCTTCCCCGTCGCGAGCTGCTTCACCTGGTTCGTCGTGACGACCAGCGGCTCCGCGTGGTTCACCTTCGTCAGGAACTCGACGGTCCGATGCCACGCGTAATGCAGACGGTCGACCGACGAGCCGCGGCCGGCGAACGCGAGACCCTCAATCCCGATCACGTCGCCGAGGCGCAGGTCGAGGGTCGCGACGATGTCGTACCCGAGGTCCTGAATCCGCGCGTAGTACGCGGACAGTCCCCCGCTGGTGGGCTTCGACTTCACCGTGAACGTCTGCCAGTGCCCCGCTTCGACGATCGCGATACCGCACGAGGTCGTCGAATAGTCGATGCCGATGAACCGGGTCATGACTGCTCACCGCCATCAGCGGGACGGATCTCACCCTTCAAGATCCGCTGATACCGTTCCGCTTCCTCCTGCGTCTCAACACGAACCACAGCCTCACCACGACGCGAGCACACGATCAGAGCGGCCACGACACCACCACCCATCCGAGGACAGCCAGCGCGAGCGTGCTCACACCCGTCACCGACGCCACAGCACGCACGACACGGTCAGCAGCCGGCACACGCACCACAGCCACCACAGGACCGCTCACAGCCCGACGAGCGGGGAAGGGCGGGAACGGCGCCTCAACTTGCGCCACGGCCTCCGTACGGGCGCTCACGACGCCACCTCCGGCCAGATGCGACGACCAGAAGTGATCGTCGGGCTACTCCACGGCGTGACGCCCTTCTCGTGAACGAAATCCTCGACGGCACCACGCACAGCGACCCGCTCTTCACCATCGATCGTCAGGAGCCAGCCCTCACCGGGCTTAGCGGAATGCCACGGCTTCGGCTCCGGGTGAGCACCGAAGAACGCGCGGGCGGCAGCCGCATACTGGCTGCTGCCAACCATCGCGTGAGTGCGGAACGCGTAGAAGTGGTGGTTACCGGTGGCTTCGTTGACGACGCGCCACCCGTCCCGCTCGGCACCGAGCGCGTAGACGACGTAGTCGGGATTTGCTGGCCAGCGCCACCGTCCGAGGCGGTCGTCCTCCTCCTTCTGGAAGAACTGACGAAGTGCTTCCGCCGCATCAGCGGTGATGCCGGTGAGATTGCCAAACTGGAATGGCTCACGAACGAACTGGTAGCCGCCGTGACGATCCGGGATGACGGGGACGCCATTGGATGCGATGAACTCGCTCATGACGCACCGCCCTTCAGGCGCGCCAAGTCACCCTTCAACCGACCGATGATCCGTTCCAGCTCGACCACACGAGCCACGTTCGAATCCGCCAACACCGAGCGCTGCGCACGCACGATCGACGGATGCATCGCCCCGCCCACCGCCGCACGATCCGCGACGACCGACTGTGTACGGCGCGCGTACTCCCGCTCCGCCTGCTCCAACTGAGCACGCCACGCTGGCGCCTTCCGAGCGTTCCGCTCACGCCACGCCGCCTCAACCCGGTCATGACGCTCCTGCCGGGAATCGATCTCCCGCCGCATCTTCGCCTTGGCAAGCTCGTAGTGCTTCACGCACAGGTTCAGCGCCTCCACCGGCGCACCACAGACGTGACCGTTCGCGTCAGTACCGATCCAGTGACGGCAGCTGGCCGCGCTCATGACGCCACCGCCGCACCGAAGTCCAGGCCACGCTCACGCGCATCCAGATCGGCCTTCACGATCGCCCGCAGGAACTCCACACCCAGCCGACGCGCCGACAACAGCGCATGAACCTCCACCGGGAACTCGTTCCGCAGCTTCTCCCGATTCACCGCATCACCGGCATCGATCAGCCGCATCAGCTGGTTGAAAAAGAACCCACCATCCAGGCCGTAGTTCTTGTCCCCGAGGAACGCGAGCACATGCCGCGCCACCTCGAGCGTGATCACAGGGCGTGCCTCCGCCGCCGTCACTGTCATCAGTCCTGTCCTTCCCTCATCGCTTCCACCCGCACCCGTTCAGCACGGTCAAGTTCCTGATCCACCCGCGCGCAATACGCGTTCGTCGCCTCATCACCGACCCACGTCGCACGGTCGAACGCGCCACCCACCCACAGGCCCAGACCCATCAGCAGCACCGCGACGATCGACAGTCCGCAGAACGACAGATCCACCGCATCCACCCCGAGCAGCACCAGACCGGCCATAACCAGCACCACGGCGATCACGACTGCGCCTCCGGATCAGTGACGTGCTCAGCGAGCCACGCATCCAGATCGACCGGGTAGAACACGTTCTTCTTGCCCTGCTTGAACGCCTTCGGACCCCGCCGGGGCGCCCCTTCTGGCCGGCGAGCGTCGAGCGACACGAACGTGTACAGCGTCGACGTGGAGACACCGATGTACTCCGCTGCCCGATCCGTCGTCAGCACCGGACCACGACGCTCGACGGCCACCTGAGCGGTCATGACGCCACCGCCTCGGGCGTATCGAGCGCCGCGGAAGCGAGGAGCGTGTCGATGCTGATCCCGAGAAAGACGAGGATCTTCTCGAGCTCCCTGGCGTCCAGCGCTGTCTTGCCGTTCAGCCGGTCGTAGATGGCATTGCGCCCGAGCTCAAGGATGGGAATCAGGTCCATCCCGCTCTTGCCGCGGCGAGCGAGTTCAGCGCGAACAGCGCGGCTGACCCTGCTACTCAATCCGGTAGTTGCTCCTGTCATGGCGGAGACACTACCTATTTGGGTAGCGTTCAGCAACCCATTTCGGGAGAAAGTTGTTATTTCCTACCCCAAATCGGTACTCTCTCCTGCATGGGACAGAAACCGACGGGGCCGGCGCTCTCTTTTGCACGGCGTGTCAACGAGATCATCGATGCGCGTCGCCAAGAACTCGGCATGACGAAAGCAGCGCTGATTGAGGGCAGCGGAATCCCCGCGAACACGTTCCACACGCGCATGCGTGGTGATCGTCCATTCGACCTCAACGACATTGAGAACATCGCGCGCGCCCTCCGGTGCGACGCTGAGCTCATCCTTCGTGAGGCGTCCGTTGGCACACTCATCGAGCAGGACGTCGCGCCAGTGACTCCGCTGGAACCACGCCGCCGTGTCAGACGTGCCCGCAAGGATGTTCCCGCTGCCGCACGTCCACGAGATGCCGACAGCGGAGAGGACTCCGATGCACCCTGAAGCAACGCTGCTCGAGATGCTGGAAGAGATCGGCGTCAGCGTCGAGTGCACGGCCCTGAAACGCGATCGGGACGGCGAGTACATCCATCAACGCCGACTCATCCGCCTGCGCCCGGGGATGACCGAACGGCTGCACCTATCTGTCCTCGCGCACGAGTGCGCGCACGCAGTCTTTGGTGATGAGCCGAGTATGTTTGGACCCGTCAATGCCAAACAGGAGCGCCGCGCGGACGAATGGGCGGCGCTACGCCTCATCGATCTTGACGCGTACAGGCGAGCTGAGTTCATCTACAACGGTCACCCGGGGGCGGTAGCGCATGAGCTCGGAGTCGTCCGCAGCATTGTGGAGGCCTACCAAAGGGTTCTCCTCCGCATCGGTGACACCGTCTACGTGAAGCCTCGCGAAGGCGCAGGGCAGTGGGCCCACAGAGAACAGGTCGCATGATGGCGCGTCCACCACTCGACCTCGAAACATGGGGCAAGATCCGCCGCACGAGCGTCGGGGGGAAGCCCACGGCCGTCGCCTACTTCCGCGACTCCGATGGCGTCACCAGGAAGATGCAGCGGCAGGGCGTGACGCCTGCCGAGGCGGAGCGCAACCTGAAGCGCGCGATCCGCGATCGCCTGGCTCCCGCCGGGGAAGACCTCACCGGAGACTCCACGATCAAGCAGGCAGCGCAGAAGTGGCTCGACGAACCCGAGACGCAGACTCTCGCCATCGGATCGCTCCGGCGATACAAGGCCGTGATCGACACCATCGTCGCCGACGGCTTCGGCGGCGTCCGCTTGAGCGAGGCAACCGTTCCGCGCGTCGACCGGTTCCTCAAGGCTGTCACCGCGAACCACGGACCAGGCACCGCGAAGACCGCGCGCACCGTCCTGCAGCACACGTTCGCGATCGCCGTCCGCCACGGAGCCATCCGATCGAACCCCGTGCGTGACGCGGGACGTATCGTGCAGGCGAAGAAGCCGATCGTCGCTCCCGACGTCACAGCCGTGCTCGAGATGCAGGCGCTCATGCGCGCGTACGACGCCACACCCGACAAGCGCGGCGCGAAGAGGGCAGCGGACCTCGGAGACATCTTCTCGCTCTACACGTCCACCGGCGCCCGCACGGCGGAGGTTCTCGCGCTGCGCTGGGACGACGTCGACCTCGACAGCACCCCCGCCACCGTCACCATCACCGGCACGGTCGCGATCGCCGCCGACGGGAAGATCTTCCGCCAAGAGCATCCGAAGACGGAGACGTCGCGCCGTGAGCTCAAGCTCCCCCAGTACGCGCTCGACGTGCTGCTGCGTCGGCGCATTGAGTCGTACTGCGAGTGGGTGTTCCCCTCGGCGACCGGCACCCTGCGCTGGCCGCACAACCTCCGCCGCAACTGGCGCGACGCCCTCGCCGGCACCGCCTACGCCGAGGTCACCCCTCGAGCGTTGCGCAAGGCCGTGGCCACGCTGCTGCGCGACGAGCTCGGCGTCGAAGCCGCACGCGACCAGCTGGGCCACGCGTCCGAGATGGTCACGCGGAAGCACTACATCCAGCCCGCGCACGCCGGTCCCGATGCGACTTCAGCGCTCGATGCGTTCGGCAAAACAGCGAGTAAATAG